GTACTTAAAGATATAATAAATATTATATATATATATATAAGGACTTTCATGGATATAGAACCACTACAAGAAAATTTAAGTACTATATTACCCTTTCTGGAACTACAAAATCTATTAAATCTTAATGTAGAGAGAGAATCTAAAGATGATTTCCTGACGTTTGTCCGTCTCATGGCCCCAACTCTTGTCTCTGATTGGAAAATGGGTAGACACATAGAGGTTATTTCAGATAAACTCAATAAACTGGAGTCTGGAGAGATAAAAAGACTAATGGTCTTCCTTCCTCCCAGAAGTTCCAAGTCTGTTCTATGTTCCAAGTTGTTCCCGGCATGGTACATAGGTCGTCATCCAGAACATGAGATACTTACTGTGTCTCATAGTGACCAGTTATCCAGTGATTTCGGCAGATCAGTCAGGGATCTTGTCAATGATGAGAAGTTTCAAAGCATATTCAAAGGTGTCTCCCTTAGAACAGACGTAAGAGCTGCTGGTAAATGGAAAACAAACCTTGGAGGAACCTATTATGCTGCTGGTGTTAGGAGTCAGATAGCTGGTAGAGGTGCTCACGTAGCTATTCTGGATGATGTCATGTCTGAAGAGGACTCATATTCAGAGGCAGGACGTAGATATGTAAAGGAATGGTATCCTGCTGGTCTAAGAACTCGTATCATGCCCAATGGTTCCATACTTATCATTAATACAAGATATCATTATGATGATCTATGTGGCTGGCTTCTAAAACAGGAACAGGAAATGGACCAATATGAGATTATTCCGTGGAATGTTGTAAGAATACCTGCATGGCTGGACAATGAAGCCTCTCAATTACTGAATCTCCCAGAGGGATCTTCCTATTTCCCAGAATGGAAACCAAAAGAGATACTGCAAATAGATGAAAATGAAATAAAAGCCTCCAATGGGTCCAGATACTGGAATGCCCTGTACATGCAGAATCCCACTCCAGAAGAGGGAGGACTCATAAAGAAAAGATGGATCAAATGGTGGGAACATTCCCAGCCTCCCACATGTGATTTCATCCTGCAAACCTATGACACAGCTTTCTCCACCAGAACTACAGCAGATTTCTCTGTAATACAGACATGGGGTATATTTTCCCTTCATGAGGAAAATGAACAAGGGAGAGAAAGTTACATATCTAATCTCATACTTCTGGGAAACATCAAGGGAAGGTTTGAGTACCCTGAACTCAGGAGGATGTCCCAGATTATGTACAAAGACTATAAGCCAGATGTTTGTATCATAGAGAAGAAGGCCAGTGGGCAGTCTCTCATACAGGACATGAGAAGAAGTGGACTTCCTGTAAGGGAATATCTCCCAGATAGAGACAAGGTTAGTCGTGTCTACTCTGCATCTCCTCTTCTGGAAACAGGAAGAGTATGGATACCCAAGAACAAGAGATGGGCAGATGATCTGGTGGAAGAACTCATACAGTTTCCCAATGCAGCCCATGATGATCAGGTTGATGCCCTGACAATGGCTATTCATTTCATGAGAGATTCATGGCATCTCACACATCCTGATGATCCTGAATGGGATGATGAACCCAAAAGAAAAAAAAGAGTTACATATTGGAGAACGTAATTTATTTTAAAAAAGACTTGCATTCCATCTTGTTTTAATGTATAATAGTGTAATGGGGAAATTTCATGATAAATAATAATTCAGTTTTAGATATATTACTACAAGAACTAGAGATATCTGGTAGGGAAACTATTTCCCATACATACAATATGAGAGCAATATAATGGCAACAGAACGAAATCCATTTGATAGAATAGAGAGGGAACTAACGAATGTTGTTCCCATGAATCCTGTAGCTCTAGAAGAGGAACAAGAGGCTACGTTTGAAGTAGAGCCTGATGGAGGAGTAATAGTAGATTTCTCCAGCACCGTAGAGATGGAAGCCGATGAGCCTATAAAGGAATGGTACGGTAATCTTGCAGAGAAACTGGATGATAGTGAACTCAGTAAGATTGCAGAGGATGTCTATAATAATTATGACTCAGATAAAAGTTCCCGACAGGAATGGGAATCTATGTTTGAAAGGGGCTTTGACCTACTGGGTCTGAAGATACAGGAAGGTTCAGAACCATTTGAGGGAGCCTGTACTGCTGTACATCCCCTCCTAATAGAATCTGCTGTGAAGTTCCAGAGTAAGGCATCTCAGGAATTATTTCCCTCCTCTGGTCCTGTAAAGACACAAATTCTAGGGAAGTCCTCTCCCAAGATGGAGATGCAATCCAATCGTGTAAAGAACTTCATGAACTATCAACTCACGGAACAGATGCCTGAGTACTTTGACGAGTTTGAAAGGATGTTGTTCCATCTCCCTCTCATAGGATCAGCCTTTAAGAAAATATATTATGATGCAACTCTGAAACGTCCTGTCTCTGAGTTTGTTCCCATTGATCAATTCTATGTTTCCTATTATGCCAGTAACCTGAGAAAGGCAGATAGGTATACCCATGTAATTTACAGGAGTCCAGTAGATCTGGCAAAAGATGTTCGTTCTGGAGTGTATTCTGATCTGGAACTACCAGACGCCACTAATCCAGAACCCACGGCCTTTGCCTCCAAGATGGATACTATTCTGGGTTTATCCCCCACATCTGATGCAGATCCACAATATGTCTTACTGGAACAACACTGTTACCTAGAGATTAAAGAATCTAATTCTGAAGAAGGAATTGCTTTGCCATATATCGTAACGATAGAAGAGCAATCCAGAAAGGTTCTTTGTATTCGTAGAAATTATAAATCTGAAGACAAGAACCAAGAACGAGTATCACACTTCGTTCATTACAGGTTCGTACCGGGATTTAGTTTCTATGGATTTGGCCTCATGCACTTCTTGGGAAATTTGACCATGAGTGCAACAGCAGCAATGAGAAGTCTCATTGATGCAGGTCAATTTGCGAATCTACCGGGAGGCTTTAAGGCCAAGGGTGTTAGAATGGTTGGCGATAACGATCCAATCAGTCCCGGTGAGTTTAAAGAAGTTGAGTCTACAGGAATGGACTTAGCGAAGGCTATCGTTCCTCTCCCCTATAAAGAGCCTTCCCAAACTTTGTTCCAGATGCTGGGTTTTGTCACAGCAGCCGGACAGAAATTTGCTGACAGTACAGAACAAATTGTATCGGAAGCAGCTTCCTATGGTCCTGTAGGAACAACCATGGCACTACTGGAAGCATCCAGTAAATTCTTCTCGGCTATTCACAAGAGGCTTCACAAGGCTCAACGAGATGAATTTAGGATCTTGGCAAGAATCGATTATGATTATCTCCCAAGTGAATATCCCTATGATGTGCCATTTGAAAATCGGAATATCTTTAAATCTGATTTCGATGGAAGAGTGGACGTTATCCCCGTTAGCGATCCAAACATTCCATCCAATGCTCACCGTCTTATGATTGCACAGCTTGCCTTACAAATGGCACAGCAATCCCCTCCCGGTATGTTCAATCTGGAAGCTCTAAATAGAACAATTCTTAATGCTGCCAATATGCCCAACATGGAGGAGATACTTCCCTCCAAGCAGAAACCCAAACCTCTTGATCCTGTGTCTGATATCATGGCTGCTGTAAAGGGAGTAGCCATTGCTGCTTTCCCCGGTCAAAATCATGATGCACATGTACAGGTCAAGACTGCCTACTTGCAAGATCCCATGAACGGAGCAAGTCCTATTATGCAAAGGATTAAACCTGTTCTGGAATCTAATATACAGGAACACATGATCTTGAAGTATCAGGAACAGATAAATGGCATCACACAAATGGGTATGCAAGAAGTAGGACCACAGGGGGCCAATGTCACAGAAGCTATCATGGCTCAAGCTGCACAACAGGTTCTCAATGCAAATCAGGCAATGGGTCAGATGCAATCTCCAGAACAGCAACTGGTTGCCATTGAAGCTCAGAAACTTAAACTGGAACAGGAGAAACTACAAATTACTGCTGCCAAGAATGCTGCTGATGCTGCCCTAGATGCCCAGAAACTTGAACTGGAACAGGCACAACTCACCATAGATTCTTTTGTCCAAGGCCAAAGTACTGAACTCAAGAAAGAAAAAGCAGATATGGACAGAGCCAGTAAAGAAACTATGAAGGCTCTGGATGTTATGTCCAAGTTAACCATAGAGGAAAAAAGGACAGAAGCAGATACAACCATGAAAGCCTTGGATCTGATGATCAAGACAAATCTGGAACAACAGAAAATTGATCTGGACATAGATGAAATCAGAACTAAAGCTCTGGAAAGAATTGCATCCATGCAGGACAAGGATTCCAGAGAACGAGAGTTTAAGATGGTAGACATAGTAAAGGAAGTTATTACCAAAACAAAGAAGGAGAAAGACAATGCCTAAATATGGAGGGACTCACTATCCCAATGATGAAAAAGGAACAACCAATGGACATCCTACTCATGTAAGACCTGATGATCGTGGTATTACAAATGGATATCCAGAACATGTTTCCGGTAAAGTTAAAGATCTTTATGGTAACTTCACCAATCGTTCCATTGACGATGGTGGAGTTGGAGCCAGAGCACGTAAAGGTGTTCTAAATGAACGTCCTGATTCAGGATGGAAATATCCCAAGCCAGTACGATCATGAATCTATTGAAGAAAGTTATAGGTGATTTTGATATAGCTTCTGTACTTGCTTTTAGTTCTCTTGCTATTATTATATTCTTATTAGTAACAATGTAATGGAAATGTGGGATGAAGTTATTAAAGAATATAATAATGAATTAAATAGATTACAAAATATTATAGGACACGGAAGTGCAGAAAACTATGCTAATTATCGAGAATTAGTAGGACGTATCAATGGAATTGAATGGTCAAGAGAAAATTTTACAACTATCGTAAAAAAGCGTTTATACGAAGAAGAGGAGTAAATGCAACAGGTACAACTAGGAAAAGCAATAAAGAATGATATGTGGATCACAGAGGATGAGGTAAAAGATCCAAGCCCTTTGCCAGAATTACCGGGATATCATATCCTGATCAGACCAGTAAGTATAAAAGGAGTAACAAAAGGAGGGATTGTCCTTCCTGATTCAACCAGAGATGACATGGCCTATCTCACTACAGTGGGAAAGGTTCTTTCCATAGGAGATCTTGCTTATCAGGATGAGATAAAATTTCCCAATGGAGCATGGTGTAAAGAAGGAGATTATGTCTGTTATGCAAAACATGCTGGTCAGAAGTTATTCTATAAATCGGTAAGATTAATCTTGTTATTTGATGATCAAGTAATATGCAGAGTGGAACATCCTAAAGATCTTGATCCTACATTTAATTTAACAAATTAAAAAAAAGACTTGCATTCTTGTCCGTTTTGTAGTATAATAGAGTAATAACGTAAATCCGTATGCCCCGTGAGCAACGAAAGGAATTAAAATGGTTGATAAAGAAGAGTGGACTGAAGTTGAAACAGTTACATCTAATAATGAAGAGAATAAAGTAGAATTTGAGGTAGAAGAGGAAGAGGAGAAAGTTGAGGCACAGGTTAAGACAGAGCCAGAAGTTCAAGTAGAAGCTAAGTCAGAACCAGAACCTGTAAAAGAAGAGGCTCCCAAGGAACTGGATGGTATTGAAACCAAGGGTGCTCAAAAAAGAATTAGACAATTAGTAAAGCAAAGAAAAGATAGAGATGATCAGATTACTCAATTAATTCAACAGAATGAAACACTTAATACTAGATTAAATACAAGGGAACAAGAATTTCATAATATTAGTAAGTTAAATCTGGATGCTAATGAGAAACAAATTACAGATAAACTTGAACTTGCCAGAGCAGCCTATGCCTCTGCCCATGGAGATGGAGATTCTGAAAAGATAGTGAAAGCTCAGGAATTTTTAAATGAAGCTCAAACTGATTTGAAAACTCTTAATGCTACAAGAGCACAATTTAAAGATATACCACAACCACAGGTACAAGCACAACCACAAGTACAACCACAGCCTCAAGCACAAGCACAGGTAGATCCTCTGGCTGTGGATTGGTCACAGAAACCAGAGAATAAGTGGTTTGGAAAAGATAGAGTAATGACTGCTGCTGCTCTTGCTCTGGATGCAGATTTAAAGGAAGAGGGATTTGATTCAAATGATCCTGATTTCTACACAGAAATTGATAACAGACTGAAAGAGACATTTCCTCATAAGTTTGAAACGAATCGGATGCAGGAAAAACCGTCCAAACCTGCTCAAGTGGTAGCTGGAGCATCACGTTCAACTCCAAGCTCCAATAAAGTAAAGCTGACGAAAGAAGATGTACGGCTTGCTCAGAACTGGGGTATACCTCTTGAACAATATGCTGCTGAAAAGCTAAAGGTAGAGAATGCCGATGGTGAATACACAGCAATTAAAACATAACGTGGAGGAGAAAGTATGACACGTATTGAAGAATCACGTAATTCTCAGTTAAGGGAAAACGAAACCAGAGAGGAAACAGAGTACGTCTTTGAAGAACCAAACGCAATTCATATACCTCGTGGAGTTGAAGAAAGATTTAATCAGCAAGATATGTCTCTTGGTTGGTTAAGAATCCTTCTTAATGGTAAAGATG